TGAGTTTGATACTTTTAAGGATTTTTATAGGGGAAACTGGAAGAAGTTTGTAGACTATAACATCATTGACGTTGAACTTGTTGACCGTTTGGAAGACAAGATGAAGTTAATTGAATTAGCCTTGACCATGGCTTATACTGCTAAGGTTAATTATATTGACGTAATGTTCCAGGTGAGAACTTGGGATACTATAATTTATAACTATTTGAAGAAGAGAAATATTGTTATTCCTCCTAAGAATAGAACAGACAAATCAGACAAATACGCAGGTGCATATGTCAAAGAACCGATACCGGGAAAGTATGATTGGGTTGTTAGTTTTGACCTCAATAGCCTCTATCCTCATCTTATTATGCAGTACAATATCTCCCCAGAAACACTCAGGGAGATTAGACATCCCAGCGCAAGCGTTGAGGGGTTTCTAAACGAAGAGACTGAGATTAGTGATAGTGAATATGCTACTTGTGCTAATGGAGCACAATATAGGAAGGATATAAAGGGATTCCTTCCTGAATTAATGGAGAAGATGTATGCAGAAAGAGTCGTCTTTAAAGATAGAATGTTAGTTGCTAAACAACAATATGAGAAGACACCAACTAAAGCATTGGAAAAGGAAATTGCTCGATGCAATAACATTCAGATGGCTAAGAAGATATCACTTAACTCTGCTTATGGTGCTATCGGCAATCAGTATTTTCGGTATTACAAGTTGGCGAATGCTGAAGCTATTACATTATCTGGTCAAGTTTCTATACGATGGATAGAGAACCGTATAAATACCTACTTGAATAAGTTAATTAGTACGGAAGGAGTAGATTATGTGGTGGCATCAGATACTGATTCAGTATACATCAATTTCGGACCTCTTGTTGATAAATTTTTTAGTCATAAAATTGATGATAAGGCTAAGATTGTTTCCATACTTGACCAGATTTGCCAAGATAAATTGGAACCCTTTATTGATAAATCCTATGAAGACCTGGCGTCTTATGTGAATGCCTATGATCAGAAGATGTTCATGAAGCGAGAGAACATTGCTGATAGGGGTATCTGGACTGCTAAGAAGAGGTATATTCTTAACGTATGGGATAGTGAAGGAGTTAGGTATGAAGAACCTAAGTTGAAGATGATGGGTATTGAGGCAGTTAAATCTTCAACACCTGCTCCTTGTAGGAAGATGATTAAAGATGCTCTTCATCTTATGATGAGCGGCACTGAAGAAGATGTGATTAATTTTATTGAGGACGCTAGGGCAAAGTTTAAAAAACTTCCTCCAGAAGATATTGCTTTTCCTCGAACAGTCAATGATGTAACTAAGCATAAGTTTGGTCAAGATACTTATACTACAGATGAGAAAACCAATCAGACTAGAAAGGTTGCAAAACCTATTCATGTTAGAGGATCTCTTTTATATAATCATTATATAAAGGAGAAGAAATTAGATAATAAATATTCTTTGATTAATAATGGTGAGAAGATTAAATTCTGCTATCTTAAGAAAGCCAATCCCATTAGGGAAAATGTTATTTCTTTTATTTCCGATTTTCCTATAGAATTAGGTATTGACAAATATATTGATTATGACCTACAATTTGAGAAAGCGTTCTTAGATCCTATCAAAGTGATCTTGGATGCTATTGGTTGGAATGTTGAGAAGACTGTAAACCTGGAGTTATTTTTTGGATGAAAGATCAAAACGTAATTGATGATGGTGAAAATCAAGATCAAAAATGGAATCGTGGATTGGATCTTTACATAGAGTCAGTACAGAAACCAGATCATGCTCTCCGTGGATGTGCTCATAATCAGAAATGTTATAATGAGTTAATGGCAGTGAGAGAGCAGGTGTTGGAGTATGTTAAAACCTTAAGAAGATAATTATGGATTTTTTAAAGGATATTGTAAATGAAATTGGAGACGATTTCACGAAGTTGGCGGATGAGATTACTTCTGTCGAACAATACGTTGATACGGGCAGTTATATCTTTAATGGATTGTGCAGCGGTTCCATATATGGGGGTGTCTCTAGTAATAAGATTACTGCCATTGCTGGAGAGTCTAGTACTGGCAAAACTTTCTTCTCTCTCGCCGTGGTTAAGAATTTCCTTGATACTAACCCCTCCGCTTATGTACTCTATTTTGACACTGAGAATAGCATTACTAGGGCACTTTTAGAGAGTAGGGGTGTTGATTTAAAGAGACTAGTTGTTATTAATGTGGTAACTATTGAGGAGTTTAGGTCCAAGGCACTTAAAGCGGTTGATATATATTTAAAGACCAACATAGAAGATCGCAAACCATGTATGTTTGTGTTAGACTCCTTAGGAATGCTTTCCACTGAAAAGGAGATTAGGGACGTACTTAATGATAATCAGGTAAGGGATATGACCAAATCCCAACTTGTGAAGGGTGCATTCAGAATGTTAACTTTAAAACTTGGTCAAGCAAATATTCCACTAATAGTCACAAATCACACTTACGATGTCATTGGAAGTTATGTCCCTACTAAAGAAATGGGAGGCGGCTCTGGTCTCAAATATGCCGCATCTACGATCATTTATCTCACAAAGAAAAAGGAAAAGGATCAGAAAGAAGTTGTTGGTAACATTATTAAAGCTAAGACAGCAAAGTCGCGTTTAAGTAAGGAGAATAAACAGGTTGAGATACGTCTTTATTTTGATTCTCGTGGTCTTGATAGATATTATGGTCTTCTTGAACTCGGTGAGATTGGCGGACTTTGGAAAAATGTAGCAGGTAGATATGAATTCGGAGGTAAGAAGATATATGCCAAACAAATATTGGCAAATCCAGAGGAGTATTTTACTACCGATGTCATGGAGAAATTAGATGCAATCGCTAATCAACAATTCTCATATGGTAAAGGTATATGATGCCATCATTCCTTACAATTTTTGTGGAGAATTAATCAGGGTATTTGAAGGTTCTTCAGAGCATCATGAATATGTTAATAAAGATCATAAACCTTGTTTTACTCAATTAAATGTTAATCAACATTATCCTGAGTTGGTTAATGTACTTGTGACATATGCTAAGAAAGCATATACATTTTATTGCGATGATATTAAGAATCCATATATTCCAAAATTTAAACACTTAGAAGAATTTAGAATAAAGAGATATCTTCCCAATAGAAAGGAGAGGTTTGATGAACATGTGGATGTAGTTGATCATGCTTCTGCTATTAGAGGACTTGCATTTTTGTTTTATTTGAATGATAATGATGGAGATACTTGCTTTGCTAATCCACCTTTAATTATTCATCCAAGGGATGGTAGGGTTCTTGTTTTCCCTCCTACTTGGGAGTATCCTCATTCTGGAATATCTCCCAATAATCAAACAAAATATATTATGAGTACTTACGTTCATTATGGATAAGATTGAATTTTTGATTCTAAAAAATCTCCTACATAATGAGGAATATTTGAGGAAAGTAGTTCCCTTTCTCAAAGGAGATTATTTTCAAGATAATAACCAAAAGATTGTTTATGAGGAGATTTTTAATTTTGTAACTCAATATAATGAGGTTCCTACTAAGGAGATTCTTTCTATTGAAGTAGAAAAAAGAAATGATATTAATGAGACTTCTTTTAAAGAAGTTGCTCAGTTGATTAGTTGTTTGGATGATTCTCCAGTTGAATTGGAGTGGTTGCTTGATACAACAGAAAAATGGTGTAGAGATCGTGCTATATACCTAGCACTTTTGGAATCTATTTCTATCGCTGATGGAAATAGTGAACAGAAAACTGCGGATGCTATTCCTAGCATTCTCTCTGATGCGCTTGCAGTAAGTTTTGATAATCATGTGGGACATGATTATCTATTAGACTACGCCGAACGTTACGACTCTTACAATAAAAAGGAGACTAGAATTGGATTCGATCTGGAATACTTTAATAAAATTACCAAAGGTGGGCTCCCTAACAAAACTCTTAATATCGCTCTTGCTGGTACGGGTGTCGGCAAGTCTTTATTCATGTGCCATATGGCTAGCTCCGTCTTGCTCCAAGGACGGAACGTTTTATACATTACATTGGAAATGGCAGAGGAGAAGATTGCTGAGCGAATTGATGCCAACCTTCTTAACATCAACATCCAAGAAATAGCAGACCTTCCTAAGGTAATGTTTGATAATAAAGTTACTAGTCTTGCTAAGAAGACGCAGGGGACTTTGATTATTAAAGAATATCCTACAGCATCGGCACATTCAGGACATTTCAAATCGTTACTAAGTGAGTTAGCACTGAAAAAATCATTCAAACCTGATATAATATTCATAGACTACCTTAATATATGCTCTTCTTCTAGGTATCGTGGTAACCTTTCAGTCAATTCTTACTCGTATATTAAAGCAATCGCTGAAGAACTTAGAGGATTGGCGGTGGAGTCCAACGTTCCAATTGTCTCGGCTACTCAAACTACTCGTTCTGGCTTTGGTAGCAGTGATGTTGAGCTTACAGACACAAGTGAGTCCTTTGGTCTTCCTGCTACTGCTGACCTTATGTTTGCCCTTATCTCTACGGAAGACCTTGAAGGATTAAATCAAATAATGGTGAAGCAGTTAAAGAATAGATATAATGATCCTACAATTTTTAAAAGATTTGTTGTAGGAATTGATAGAGCAAAGATGAGATTATATGATTGTGAGCAGAGCGCTCAAAATGATATAGTTGACAGTGGACAAGAACAGGAGTATACTTTTGAGGAAAGAAAATCTAAAAAATCCTTTGATGGATTTAAATTTTAATTATGGCAGATCCTTATCCAGCAATTGGAACTAATTATAGAGCACCAATTGAACCCTCAACAACTAATAGAAGTGTAACTCTTACTGCTGAACAAGTAGTGGCTCTAAGAGATATTCTTTCTCATATTCCAGATCCAAGTAATGAAGTAGTTGAACTTTATGATAAGGTAAAACTTTTATGACAAAAAGAGAGTTTAAAGCAAAAGATAAGAAAGGACGTGAGTCTCAGTGGGAGTGGGAAGAAACGCCCGATGTTAGAGCAGCATTAGAAAGATTACATAAAGATATTAAAATTAGTATGGAGGAATCCAATAATGACAGTTGATTATGAAAAGTATACTGCTTTCGTTGATGAAGTTACTAGTAGTGAGTCAAAACATTTTGATGCATTTGATGGAAGAGTATTTGATTTAACTGAGCATCTTCCTGTAGAACGTCTTTTAACTGCTGCTCTTGGTCTATGTGCTGAGGGTGGTGAGTTTACTGAAGTAGTAAAGAAGATTATCTTTCAAGGTAAACCAGTTAATGATGAAAATATTTTTCATATGAAGCGTGAGTTGGGAGATATCTGTTGGTATCTTGCCCAGGCATGTATGGCATTGGATACTACATTTGATGAAGTAATTGAGATGAATGTTGAGAAGTTGAAAGCTAGATATCCTGGTGGGGAATTTGATGTTCATTTTTCAGAAAACAGAAAGGAGGGAGATTTATGAAGAAATTACTTTCACTTGCACTTTTGATTCCTTTTGGTTGCACTCCAGTAGTAGCAGGAGGATCACAGGCAGGATGGTCACATGACCGTACTTGCTTTAAGAGTGAGTATAGAGAAGAATACATTCCAGGAACCGAGGATGACCCTGGTTATGTGAAGACTTGGAAGGAAACTATTGAAGTTCCTTGTGAAATTACTCCTACTTATCACCCAGATCCATATTCAGAGGTGGGTAGAAATGGGAGGAGTAATCCTACTTATCGTAGACATGTTACTGTTTATGAAAATGTAGATACTAATGATTGTTCTGAAGGAACAATTCTGGGTGGTTTGTTGGGAGGTGGACTAGCAGGATTTGGATCACGTGGAAAGGATCAGTGGTGGGCAATTCCTACTGGAGTTATTGGTGGAGCTCTGTTAGGTTGTCAGATTGATGGTGGTTGAATAATGAGTATTGCATTACTAAGCGTATCAAATAAAGAAGGCATAGTGGATTTGGCACGTGCCTTAGTTGGATTTGGGTATGATCTTGTTTCTAGTGGAGGAACGCATAAGGTTATTAGTAAAGCTGGTTTACCCGTACTACCAGTATCAGAGTATACTGGTTCTCCTGAGATTCTTGGTGGTAGAGTAAAGACTTTACATCCCAAGATTCATGGTGGCATTCTTGCAAAGCGTGATGATAAAGATCATAATGCAGATCGTTTAAGAAATCTTATAGATCTAATTGATGTTGTTGTAGTAAATCTCTATCCTTTTCAAGCAACGGTTGCTAAGGAAGAGGTAACATGGGATGAAGCAATTGAGAATATTGATATTGGTGGACCTACTATGGTAAGGTCAGCAGCAAAGAATCATGCTCATGTTTCTATCTTAACCAATCCTAAACAGTATGATGATTTTATAGTTGCATTGGATGAAGGTAGAGTACCTGAACTTCGTTGTAGACTCGCATTGGAAGCATTCCAACATACTGCTGAATATGATGCAGTAATTAGTACTTGGATGAATTC